GTTGTGGAGTTATTGCCTGTATAAAAATGTTCAGTTGTCGCCATTTGTATTTACAAACGTTTGGTTATTAAGTTGGCGAGTGGATTATCTGTAGGGAAGTAACATGCTTCCAGCATTTGATTCTGCGTTTTGATTTGTATAATTTCTTGTCTGATTTAATGAAGTTTCATTCTGTATATTGATTCTCTTATCTTCTGCATATAGTTGTAGTGCTTCAGGATCATTACGTACCTGTGACCAACCTATCTTTCTGGCTTCCATAAATAATGTATGAATCATTTTGTTGTGAACATACGCTGTCATTGGATTTATTTCTTTTCTGCCAGCTCTTAGATCAGCTTGCATTTTTTCAATAGATGCAATAACTTTTGGATTTTTAGCAAGTTTATTTAATTTAGCTTCTAAGTTTTGATCACCTATAGCTTTCATATATAAAGATCTAAGACGTGCATTATCACTAAGATCTATTCCATCTGGGGATGAGTAGGTTGACATTCTCATGTCATAACCACTGTTAAATAAAAGTTTTCTACCTTCACCCTGATCTAGATTTACATAGAAAGGACTAAATGCATTAAACATACGAGTTGGAAAATCCCAATCTTTTATTGGTCTTCCATTTAACATGTCGTATTTAGTAGGCAATTCGTTAATAGCCAAACCTTCAGATATTAAGTTTCTGTTTCTAATAGACTCAATTATTCCAGAATTTAATTCTTTCATATGAGGATTAAATACTTTACCTAATTCATTTCTTAGAGAAGAAAGAGGTATTTGGTTATTAATTAATCCAGAAATAATTCTTTCCCATGAACCAGCTTGACCTCCAAATAAATCTACAAACTGCTGTATTCCAGCCATATAAGATTTACTAGATATACCTTGAGCAACAACTAATGCTAATTTTTGGAATTGATCTTCTGTCCACTCTTCTCCCATTAATTGGCTGTAATCACCAACATCAGCAATAGTCGAAAGTATTAAGTTAAATGGTTCAAATGAATCGTAACTAACTTGTACTCCGCCAATAGTTATTGTCCTTGGTTTATAACCAGCATCAATCCATGCTTGTCTTTTCTGCCTATCAGCTGGTCCATTACCAGTAAGACCACCATTCATAAAGTGAAGTGCAGCCATAGAAATAATAGAACTACCTATAGCTAATCTTCCAACTTGCAATGCTTTTGCATTAGCTAAGTCTGCTGCTGTTTCTATTCCATATCTTTGTAAACCAGAAAGGTTACTAGGGTCAGCAAAAGCTATATCATTCCATTCCTTAACTAAAAAGTTAAAACCTGGCGTATGTTTAGCAGTAAGAGATAAACCGTTTACACCTGTTCTTGCAAACAAGAAAAATGGTTTAGCCCATGGAGCTGCTTCGAAGACATCGTTTAAACCTTTAGAAAATCCAGTTAAGTCAGTTGTTAATGTAGCTTCTTTTTTAGCAAACAAAGTTGCAGCTTCTGTGATATTTCCGTCAGCATCTGTTATCTGTGCATAAAATTTATCTTGTGCATTTTTTAAAAGATCTGGAGTTATTTCAGTAATATTACCCACGTTTAATTCATCCATAGCAAGGCGCATTGCCTTTTCTTTTGCTCTAGATCTAGCCAATATAAATCCAAATGTGTCATCAGTAGCAGCCATTATCTTTGTTGAATAAGTAAGAAACTTATTGTCATTCAAAGCTCTAGCCTGATTAGCCATATAATATGCAGCTTTATCTGAAGCACTTGCTCTACCACTATTTTCTATCCAGTCACCAAGCATTGCCCATTGTTCATCGCCTTTGGTTACTTGATTGAATCTAGTTTTAATAGTTGATATATCTCCTGACCAGTAAGAATTTAATTTAGTACTAAATACTTTCCAAGCTTCTGGAATAGATTCCATCATGCCACTCACCGCTGCTAAAGCAGCTCTTTGTGTGGTTTTATCTCCGGTAATAGTAGCACCAATAACTTGTGAGAAAGGTCTTAAGAACGTAGCAGTTCCTGTACCCATAATTGCTCTTACTGAAGTTTTAGGTCCACTAAGAACACTGTTAATCATTACACCCTGTAGCTCTTTTATAAGAACACCAGTTCTAACTTTTCCGTTTAACTCTCCACCTTTAAGCTTTCTCTTTATAAATGCATCAAAATCATCAAAGTTATGAATGTCATTACTCATTGAGACAGCTTCATAATATGCTCTGAATAAACTGTCATCTTGATTATCGCCAGCATATTTAAAAGCTACTTGATAGGCAAGTTTTGTTTTTTCTATCTCAGCATTAATACCATCTTTAAGAGCCTGTTTGTTTGCAGGGTTACGTACATCAAGGTTTTTTAACTCCATACCTCGTGTGTATGATGCTATTTTTCTTTGAATTACTGCACCAACAAGAGTGTCATATAAAGCTTTAGCTGGACCATCTATATCTGCTAAATCAGCAATATCAAATAGTTCTCTTCCAGCTATACCATGATCTCTAGCTTTTCTAAATAATGCTCCTATAACAAAATCAGCTGCTAAAACATCAGCTGTCTGCCATACTTTCTTACCTTTAATAGTGTCACTTCTAGCATCAAATGCAGCGAACATGTCTGGATCTATATCTTCCAAACGTTCCCTACCATTCATTACCTCATGTGCTCTTCTTATAGAGTCATAGAATTTATCTGCTAAAGATTGACCACTTTTTAAACCAGCAATCTCTGCTTGGATTCTTGCATCTGACATAAATGGTTTTAAAAGATCTACCATTTCTTTCTCTGCAATATCCGCACTTTCAGAAAGATTCTCTATCTGACGCTGTGTAAATGGACTGTCAGTAGAACCATGTTGAGAACCCCAATCAGTATCTACTCTTTGCTTTTGATAAAAGACATCAGCTGCTTTACCAGTAGAGTTTGGAGATGCTTGCCATGGGTCAGATATGGGTTTGTTTTTATAACCACCATATTGTCCTCTCATTGATTGAGCTTGCAATACAGCTTTCTCATCTATCTGTGCATTAACATTTGCTTCTCTAGAAGTGGCTCGATTTACAGCATCTTGAACTCCATCTTCTACAACTTCTTGTCCAGCTTTATTTATTCTTGTTTTTCTTAAACCTTTACCTAAAGCTATACCTAAACCATCAAATACCACACCAATACCCATACCTTCTACAACATTTTTCAATGTCTTCATAGCAGGGTGATCATGTTCTTTAGTTGATATTGGTGTATCTATAAAATTAAAACGATCTCTTAAAATACCTAGACCGTTATCTTCTTGTGAATATTTAGAAATGACATCAGATACAGCACCGACTCCAGCACCTCTGACTAAACTTCCTACTGCTGTTGAAGCGGCTGTAACCCCAAGTACTTTTGCAGCTGGAATAATAGCAGCAGCCATAGAACCAAAGTGAACAAGACTCCTTAGAGCACCTCCCCACCATGTCTTAGTTTCAATTGGATTTGCATCATCTACAAACCAATCGTCCCATTCTGCACCGTAACCTTCATCTGTTTGTTGTTCTTCTACCATCTCACCACTGAACATATCAATGGCTCTTTCAGGTAGGGTGACAATAGAGGATGCAGTATCTTGCAATCCTCCACCTATAGCAGATCGAATTTCCTTAGAAACTCCTCTTAATCCGCCACCACCTTCTTTATTTCTAGGATCATCAAACTCCGCTTGAGCTTGTTCCTGTTGTTGTTGGAGTAAAAGTTCTTGTTCTCTTTTTTGAGCTTCAAGCTTTTCATTCTCCTCATATATTTCATTGAACTCAAGCGCAGAATCCTGTATAGCTTGAGCATCAATGTCAATCTGATAATCAGAACTCATAATGCATTACCGTAGTAATTTAATTAACTTTTTTAATTGTTTCGTCTAAATCAATATCTCTGAAATTTTCTATATCTCCTTCAAATTCATTTCCTCTTCCTTTCTGTCCACTTCTAACCCATTCTTTACCATCCCAAACAAAGTATCCTATAGCATTAGGAATTTTTTTCCATGCACCAAGTTCTGGATTACCTGAGTCAGCTTTAAATGTTGGTTTAAAGTAACCATCAATATCTCTATAATTATCAATCAAATCTTTATATTCAAGTTTATTTTCGCCCCTCTGTCCTGACTTTTGCCATTCTCCATTCTGATAAACGTAATAACCTATTTCATTAGGTATCTTTTGCCAACTACCTTCAACTGGTTCAGCTCGTTCATATTTTCCAAGTTGTGGAGTAGGCATTAGTAATTCTTGAGTATCTTCATCAAGTTCTAAGAACTCACCAGAATCAAGTTCGTTAAGGATTGAAACAGCACCCTCTTCTTCAATCCTTTTCTCTATAACTTCCTTAGCCTTTGGCAATAAAGTATCAATCTCATCAAAATCAATCTGTGCATCATCTTTAAATGCTTCAATCTTTGCTCTAACTACTTTTGCTGGAGTTGGGTGATGTGATAGGAGAAATCGTACTGAAGGACTTAGTTTTTCATAAGCTAGTAAAAGTTCAGACTTAACTGGTTTTTCCCCACCCTCCAACTTGGCTTTTATTTCTAGTTGTTTATATTGAATTTCAGCTCCAGTTACGCCAGGAATACTACTAGCGAGTTGATCATAAAATAAGTGTGTTGTACCTGTTGGCAACTCAGCAGCTTCCTCAAGAATACTTTCAGAACCAAAAATAATACCTTCATTTATTATGTTTGGATTTATTGTTTTTATATGCTCTTCAGCCTTAATAAGGTTTATATTTCTTTCTTCATTTTTATCTACATTTACATATAGGTTGTCGTAATGTTTAGCATTTGTTTTTGCCTCTATATCTTTTAAAGCAAGAATATGTGCATCTACTGGGCTGTCAGCAGTCTTCATATATTTAGCAAACAATAATGGGTATTCACGTTCAGCATTTTCAACAATGTTATTCCATTGTGGAGATTCTTTTCCAGGGGCTACCCCTTGTTGTTTTGCATGTACGGTTGCATAACCTTTAATTTGACTCTTAGCAAGAGCTTTAAAATCACTAGATGGTGCAAGAGGATTTCCATCTTTAACTTTAGTTAAGTACTGGGCTTCAACAAATGGGTCACTTAATTTAAGTACTTCTTTTTCTGTAATAGGTATTCCTTTATTAAGTTTGTAATCTAATTGTGCTTTGATAAGAATATCGTCACCTGTTTCTTTGGCAAATCTATTTTTAACAAATTCAGGAAGGTTACTTCCACCTTGAGTTATGTCCCAATTTTCAGTCATGTATTGTGCTAACTCAAGTTTAGTCATACGAGTTTTACTCTCGTTTTCTATCTCCTGTATTTTTTCTACAAAACCTTTTGCATAGTTTGTTCTATTTAATTGTTTATTTTCAAATACACCTTTTTTAGCACTCTCTATTTCGTTAAGAACACCTTCAGCCCATAATCTATTTTCTTCTCCTCCACCTAACTTATCTATTAATATTTTTGTTTTATCTCCTTTAGCAGTTATTTCTCCAAACAATACACTTTCAAATTTATCAATATTAATAGCACCTTTCTTCATACCCATAAGACCTATGTTTATGAATGCTCTTTCAGCCTTAGCTATGTTGCCTTCAAAGTAACCAATATTATATTCTGATGTTTCTATAAAAGATTGTAAGGGGTTTTCAGAATTTAAAGCATTAGTAACTTCACTAATCATTCTGCTTTGTTCTTTAAGAACATTTTTAGAAGTTATTGCTGTATTTGTAGTTTCGTAGAATGTAGATTCAACAGTATCAAAGGTGTCTTTTAATTGACTTTTAACAAACCTTAAATTAAAACCAAGTTCATCAGCATTGGTAAGAATACCTTGTTTATATTTATCAAAAGCTAATCTTGCTTCTTGGACAGTATTAAAATTAGCTGGATAATTTTTTGTAAGCCAAGGATTAAATTCAGTTGCAAGTCTTTGTTTGATTTCCTCCATCATAAGAAGTCGCCTTCTTGCTGCATGAGGACCACTGAGATCTATAGTTTCGTAGGTAACATTATCGCCTTCGCCTAAAGCTGCATTTTTAATAAAGTGTTCAGCCTTACCTATATTAAAGAGTGTTTTTAAACTTTCCTTATCTTTATCTATAAGTTCCTGATCAATACCTTCGTAACCTTTACCTAAAAGAGCTTGTCTTCTTTTCTCATTAATTGCGTCAACTGCTTTCTTTACCGTAGGAAGTGTTTTGATAATTTCTTCTGGTAATTTTTCTAGTGTCTCGGCGTTCTTTAATCGAACTTCATCATTCTTTGTTTCTAGCTCTTCACGCCTGTCATAACTTGTATTAACAGGCTCATAAGTAGCTCCAATTGCAGCTGCAAAATCAGGAGCTTCTGTAAAATTAAAAAAACTGTTTGTCATTTAACCACCCCATATTTTGAATCCTGATGAGCCACCAGCGGTTGCAACACTTGCAGCAATTGATAGACCTTGCATAAATGCTTCAGCTCCAACGTTACGCATAGCTGGTTGTGGTGGTGCAACATCTTCAATAGGTTGAAATGCAACTTTGGTAAATGCTTGATCTTTAAATTGTTTAAATTTAGCTATTTCTGCTGAACTCTTACGAGCTAACTCTCTATCATTAAGAACTAATTTTCTTGATATATCACTTACATCTCGACCATACTTTGCATAATCTAGAGTGGCTCGTCTTCTAGTAGATTGACCAGTTTGACCAGCAGATACTAATTTTCCGTAAGTACTATCTTTTAATAAAGTTCTAAATAATTCACTGTACTTTAACTGAGCCTCACCTCTGGCAAGGTCCATTTGTTCTTGCTGATCAGTTTTAACTTGAGCTTGAGCCAAGCCAGCCATTTGTACATCTTCATCATATTTAACTTTTTGAGCATTATAAATGGACATGGTTTGCATCCAGTTACGCTCTCTTCTTTCGTTCTCGTATTTGTATCGTCTACGAGCATTTTCATTAGCTGTTCTAGCTGCTGCTCCTAAGCACACGGCAAAACTCCATAAAAGGTAATTGATTAGGTCCGTGTTTTAATTCCCTTAAAAATTTGAACCCAAGGAATCTGAGTAGTTTTATATGAACTCTGTTTCGTTTATCAACGATATTCCAGAGCAACTTCTCTTTTCTACTTTCCACATATCTTTTAGCTTCTCTAGCAAAAGTTAGTGGGTATTTATGAATAGCTGGTGTACATAGCATCCAGATTCTGCCATCTTTCTGCACCCCTGCTACTCCGGCTAAGTTACCGTCAGGAACTGTGAAATATACGGTGTCGCCATATTTGGCGCACTCAGGTATTATCTCGGTAGGAACATGTCCATGTCCCTCTTCTACTTCTCTACGGTCATCTGGTAAAAGGTTAGAAGCTACAGCAAGTGCAGCCTCTAACGTAATTGGGTGAATAAATTTAGACACGTCTATAAAATCTATTTGTATAATCTCCTTCCCATGCCAATGAATACAGTGTGGCTGGTGCGGGATGTGATGATTTAACGTTTACTTTTAAGTTTGTATTTCTTTCATAACAAGGAACTGTCTCTACTACTTCTGAAACTATAGGTAATCTATTAGCACCTACAAATCCAGCTAATCCTAATTCTTTTGTTTCAGTAAAATCTGGTTTACCTCCTCTTTGAATAGTTGTTGAATAAACTCCAAGAGGTCCAAAGCTGAATTTAATTCTGTGAATAACTAAAGATGCTTTGTTATCAGATCTGTATTTATCTCCTACTTTTTGTGTTGTATATAAAGTTGGAATCTGTACATCCATCTCAAATAAATAACCTATAACAAAAGTATTATTAGACCAATCTCCAGCTATTTCTAAATTAGAACCATTAACTGTTATTAATGCATATCTACCTAAATCATTTCCAGCATCAGTATCATAAGCAACTAATTGTTTTGTACTTTCAAATCCATTAGGTTTAGGAATTGTAGTTTTTATAGTTGTAGAGTTATAGGTATTAGCAGCAGCTGTGACTGATTTGGAATGATCAAGATGCACTCTATAAATAACATCATCATTAGTGCTGGCAGTATCTTTAGTATCAGTTACAAAATGACCAGCATCATCTAATTTTAGAGAATATTTAATCATTTGATCTTTATTATTATTTCGAGTAATAACAACTAAAGAATCATCTAACATGCAGTGATATTGTATATTTCCTGTTAGTGTCCAAGTAGTCCAAGACTGTAGTAATCTAGTATCCCCAGAAGTAAAATATCTAAAACAATAAATAGTATCAGAATTTTTTTTACTAAACAATACGACTGAGTTTTCTCTAGATACTGAAACTATACTTATGTCTTTTTCTAATAATCTTGAGATGACTTTACTTTGATCAACTACATCAGGTTCACCTTGTCTAACAACATTAGACATTTCAAAGAATCTGGTAAATTGATTTGCATTATCAAGAAAAGCAACTGTAGTTCCTAATGAAACAGGATTAGTTTTTTCATTAAAGTTATAAGACGATACTGCATTTAATTTTGCAGTTTCAGGACTTAAAATATCACTATCTGTAGTCAGCATAAATTGCTGATTTTTTGTAAATAATAATAAACCAGCATTAACTTGAATACCGTCATAAACAATTGCTGGATATTCAGAACTACAAGAAAGATCTATAACATCTTGAGGTGTGAAGGTAGTAGCAGTCTTGGACCAGAAGTTAAAAAACTCGCCAGGTCTTGACATGATTACGTTTTCATCACTTAGGAAAACTAATCTATTTCTAAAAAATACTAATTGATTTACTGTTTTACCAACAAAAGAAGGATTGGGATTAGTTACAGCATCTCCTACTTCAGCATTTTCCCAAGTAACTTGTGAAACAGTAAATGTACCATTAGCCTGTCTAACTAATTGGATAGGCATAGTGCCTTTATCAAACTCTATATTTCTATTAGGTTTTGCACATTCTTCCCATACTCCGTCTCCATCTCTGTCGTTATTACCAAAGAATTTAACGTAATAATCATCAGCATCTGCTTCACTATTAGCGACTTTAACAACATACCCATGCTTACATTGAGAAGGTAGATCATCTACATTCTTAACTTCACTAGACATAACTTTTAGCAGATCACTTGATGGAGCTGTAATGTTAAATGTCCCTGAAGGTCTAGTTATATATAAACCATTTCCTATCTGCTGAACATTAGCAGAAGTAAAATTACCAGTTGCAATAATATCTGTACGAATAGCACCAATAATTGATTCAGCTGTTATTGCTGTTTCCGTATCAAATGGTGTGGGGTTAGGTCTAATTAATCCTAAGTTTGCTTGTATATTTGCTGTACTAATTGCTTCAACACTTACTTTGTAGTAACCGTCTTTCATCCAGACGTAGAAATAATCTCCTTGTTGCCAACCTGTACCTCCATATAAGAGATCAAAGGTTGTTGTATAACGAGCTTGGTATGTAGTTTCAGCAGTATTTCCTTGCCCCGTAGTAAATGGAACTGACTGTCCAACTGTTCTAATTCTGAAATATAGATTTGCTCCTCTATTAACTGAATTATTACTGGAATCTTTTACGTCAATAGTATATGTATAACTACCAGAATTTGCGTCATCGGTCAGACTCGCTCCATCTGTTACGTTAAATATTTTAGTCCCAACGTTAGGAGCATAAGCATCTCTACCATCACCAGCACTGTCATCACATCTAGTTGAGTTTGAAGGGCGGCTCGCACGAGCAACCATAGCTCCATTACTATCACAATAATTATTACTTGATTTAACAAGGTCAACATTAATTCTCGTTACAGTTGAGACAGCTGTTGTCGTTGTGTTATCAAATAAATTGACTGCATATTGTCTCGCATAAGCTGTAGCTCTTAAATCTATAAATACTTCAGGAGGTCTAACAGCTTCAACAGTTGTAGACATAGCTACTGTTTTTGTTCTATTAGTTATAAAAGTAAAGTCATTAAGAGTTAGTGTTTGAATATCTTCGTCATTGGTATGTGTGAGATATGTAGCTAGAGCACTAGCAGTTCCGCTGTCGTAGTTAACAGTCATTGCTGCACCATCACTACATCTCCACATATTTATATCGCCTGATCTAGAGATCTGTCCTACATAACTTTCTGATTCATCACGATAATATGAAAACCATTTACCGTCAGTCTGTGAATTTAAAGCTGCGGTTCCATTATCACTAAGAGACGCAACTAATCTTCCTCCTGGACGCTTTAATAAACCATGTGTTACGTCAGGAATTACATTATTTGCAACACTAACTTGTCCAGGAATCTTTAGTTCATCTGGCTGTTGAGATAAACCTCCAGTCAGTGTAGGTATTGTTTGAGTAACACTTGCCATTATCTTTGTAGTGCTCTGTAAGGTTGATAAGGTCTATATGAAGTTTCATGCGGCCAGCCCATAAAGGAATGATCACCTTGATTACATTCATATTCGAGAACATTAGCCCTAGCAGCTTGCTCCTGTACTTGTAAAAGTGCAGCCAATTCTTTATTGGCAACAAGCTGAGTAGCTGCACGAACAGCAGCTTTAGAAATTATGTATCTCTGAAATATTGGTGGTACGTCTTCAAATGGATATAGAGTGACAACATCTAAATAAAGATCATCTTCAAATTGATCTGTATGATTTACTTTGTCGTATAGTCTTCCATTTCTTTTTACTAGATCTCTAGACTTATCTATATGAGCATCATGTATGTCATAACGTAGATAGTTACTAGGGACTTCTATATATTTTGTTGTTGAATCAGGGGTAACAAGTACATGATCTTCAGTATTAAAATGCCATCCTTCACCTTGAACA